ATTATGGCAATAGTATATACCATCAACATTAACAGGTTTTTGGTATGGATAAACTTCCCAACCAAATTTTTCAAATTTAAAATCATCTGTGCTAATTGTACCTTCAAGTTCTGGTATGTCATCTATTGTCCTATCTATCCTATCTTCGTGATTACCAAGTAGCATGATTTTTCTTGGTCGTCTACCGTTGAGACCTTTGTTAAATTTTTCTAATGCATCATGAACATGATCTATATCTTTTTTATATCTTCTACCTTCAAATTGTTTCTTACCTTTATCATAACTACATAAAGAATCCATACTTGCAAAGTCTCCCATACATACTATGGTATTAGGTTTTAGATCCTGTGCAAGTTTACCTGCCCATAAAAATCTATCATTGCTGGCTTTGGGTGTGCAATGAGGGTCACCCATAACTAAATGTGTTGCCACTAGTTTAACTCCTTATCACGTTTCTTTTTTAAGTATTCAAGAAAATCAACAATATTAGATTCTTCATTAAACTCTGCAACAGAACTAATTGTAAGATCTTTATTGTTTTTCTTTTTATCATCAGAGAAACCACGAAGTCCCCATAGAAACGTTGAATGGGGGTCAGTAGTTGCCATCTTTATCATGCCTCTAGCTATAGTAGAACATAATTCATATTCCTCAGTGGTCATTCTGGACTTACTATCCATAACTATACCACAAGTAAAACCTTTTTGCCAAGGACTAACTAATACTTTTATAGAGTTTAATAAACTTAAACTTTCTTTTTTCTTTGTCATTTGTACCAATACCTATCTACATTGTCTTTATTATACTCTACAATTTTGTGTTCAAAACTTCTCTTCATACTTTTTTTACCGAAATCATTTGCATCTTTTTCATTATTAAATAATGTGTTACTAAACATTTTGTAATTTTTATCTTTTTTATTTTTATATAATACGAAGTATAACATTATAAGAGATGGTGAGAAACAGACCCCTCAAACTACTCCCCACCATACTCTACAGTCTCCTCTTTTGGGTTGGTTACGGAAGTATACCAAACCCAT